GTACGGAGTTGGCTGTAAGGGACTTTGCTCCAGTACCCAATCCTCCCGCTCTTGTGTATGATATACAGCGCCAATCCGCTGAAGCGTACTCGTAGAATTCAGCTATATCCCCAGCAACAGTAGTAATATTTGCCGCGCTGGGCAGAATCAAATCGGTAGCGTGATGCGTTAGAATCAACGCTCCATCAAAATGTAGAACAACTCTAGATCCTATTCCCTTACTAGCTATTCCAGTTATAGTTGTAGTACCAGTAATATCAAAATACGTACCGTCTCCTAATGTAATACTACTGGCAGAAGAGATATCATCGCCTTTTGTAAGAACTATATTTTTAGAAAACGTCCACGTTCCAGAAATAGTTTCGTCTGTTGCATTTTCTGCTTTAGTGGCTATAGCTGTAGAGATTCTATCAAGCTCTGTATCTAAATCAGCACCTAAAATCTTCTTATTGGCATTACCAGCAGGAAGCCCATCTTTAGCAGAATAATCGTTTGCTTGTGTATAATCACCCATTATCTATTTACCCTCCCCGCTTTAGCTAAGATATCCATCTTCTGTATAGCAAAGGCATTACCGTCTATATCTACAGATAATCCAAAACTTACGTGTTGTCCTGTACGACTTGCAGATACGTTGTTCATACGAACAGCAAAATCCGATACTCCATACTCGTCTATACCGTATTGTGCAGTTCCCCATTCGGACGCATCAAAATCCGCAATAACGTATGAAGCAGACTCCGACGAGTCTTCAAAATCGACTTTCCACTTGACGGATACAGTAGTGTTGGCACCTCCTACAGTGGTCGTCTTTATAGTTTTAAATACCTTTAAATTTGTAGTACCAAAATCTGTCCAGCAAGATTCAAAATCGAACGTGTACGATGTGCCGTTGTCTTGATAACCGTCATATTTACCTATCGTTCCCTCGCCACCAAGATACAACAGTTCGTCGACAGGAGAGTAATATACAGAATTAATTGCTACCGAATCCCATCTAGTAACACGTAAAGACAAGTCCTCTAAGGGTTGCTTTGTATCGAACACCCAAGTTTCATCAACTGCGCCCGGAGTAACTAGTAAGTAAAACCCGTCCACGGGATCATGTGCAGATTTTATCTTTCCTTTGTCAGATACCAAGTTAACTGAAGTTCTCAAATCGAGTCTTATATTTTTAGATAACTCTGTAAGGGGCTGACTTTTCAACTCAATACTTCTAACAAGAGATCTAACACCGCTATCATCCAAGAATATCAGATCGTCTCCAACGTTTTGTACAGAATCTCGTGCTATACATCCTACACCTTCGATCATGTCACTAAGCGTAGGAGTAGTAGTTGGAGAGTGCATACCACTCCATATGAGAATAGAATGTCTGCCGAATACAACTAGCTGATTGTTAAACTCCGCTATGGCAACAATGAAGTCCATTCCATTAGGCCAATATATAGCTGTATCTATAGTGCCTCCACCTGTTGACCAATGCGTTTCATCTAATTGAGCACAGTACTTTATGTCCGTTTTGTTAGTGTCCGCTACAAATAATCTTCCGTAAACTGACGCTACACAGTTACCTTGTGGCACAGATCCAGAAGCTGCTGATATAGCTGCAAAGTTGCCAGTTCCTGTCCATACGATAGGACTTTCACTTTGCTGTACACCCACCACTTTGTTGTTGAAGTTTACAAACTGCCAGTTATTAGCACTTGGAGAAAGTGACCCTGTTATATCTGTTAATGAAGACGTACCGTGATGTATCTTTTTACTACTAGATACTGTTGCAGTAGAAATTATAAAGGACGTATCTTTGTCTTTTTCAAACTCAAATATCTGTTCTATATCAGGATTACCTGACAGTGCACTACTAGTCAGTTTGTTATATCCTTTTCTAGCAGCAAGACGTCCGTTGTTATCAAACACACAGTTGTTTGCAACAAGAGCACAATCTGGCTCAATGGTTATACTTTGCTCTTGTGTGAGCAGTCCCTTTAGACCGGGACTTTGTACAGTAGCTGAAGTTAACGGTGTAGGCATTATATCGGATGAAAGTTTATTTCTTCTGGTACAGATGCAGTATCCCAGGAGATTGCGTTATGTAATGCAGTGCGGTACATGGCATCTGCTTCTTGAAATAATTGCCCTCCATCCTCCCCTCTTTCCGAGACAGCTTTAGACCATGCACCTAGCACCACAGGATCATCAGGCACAGTCAATACTGTGCTTCCTGTACTAAAATCAGCCAGTGGATTTACAACGTAGAACTCTACGGTATCAGTTGCACTAGGTGTTGGAAACAACTCTATTTGCAACAGACCAGAGCTACTGTTGAAGCCCATAATCTTATACCAAGTAGGACTGCCGGTTTGAGCAGTGCCCAAATTGGTACGCCTTTGGAAACGCACATGCGCCAAAGGTCGTATGATGTAATCTTGCGTTGTGTTGTGAACTTCTAGTATTCGAGTCCTTCGAGTAGTACCTGCTATATCGTAAGTACTATCGTCGGCAGTTAAGGTTACGGCTATCTCAGTTCTGAGACTAGTCCAGTTCCAAGCGTCCTCAACTTCTCTTTTTGCGTCGTTTACGAATTTGCCGATTAGGTTGCTGTACGTCGTGTCGCCCACTGCTGACACTTCGCTCTCCCTCAACCGAATCAACACGTCGTTCACTAGACTCAGATATGTCGCCATGTTCTTCCTCTATAGGTTCTTCCCACTTACGTATACGTTGATGAAGCCTACCTTTTTTATCTCTCCATACGTAACGTTTTCGGAACGTTTGGGTAGGAACATCATTGTCAACTTCAGCCAAGTCTCCAGCTCTAATGCTAAAAAATTTTGGTTGACTTTTCATGTTGGTGATCTCCTATATACAAAAACCCTGTAATTTCTTACTTGCTAAAAATACAACGTCTCCGGGTTTTGCGTTAGTGTACTCTTCTAAATAGTTAACGTTACTATAAACCTCTTTCAATTTCTTGTGCCACCATTGTACAGGTTTAATAAGTCTGTGTGCATTTGTTCCATCTGACATAACGTGTTGTGCTTTTCTAGTAGATATAACAAATAGTACGTGTCTGTTCATAAAAAAATGTATGTCATCTAAAACGTTATCAATGTATAACGGCTCTACATGTTCGAGGACATCGATGCAGAATACGACGTCGTAGACTCCTCTCGGACGTTTGCTATGTACGGGATTGCATGGGTCGTATCTGAAAGTTTTCTCGCAAAATGTTCGAAGATTGCCCTTTCCGCACCCGTAATCCAGCGCAGTTTTGGCATGTGCACCAGCCGCTTTGATGGCCGTTTCGTAGCGCTCTCCAGTCCCACATCCCCAATTAGAATCATTTTTATGTTTCTCCTCGTTTAGCTGCTTGTAATCGTCGCTTAATCTCGTAGGGGTCATAAGTATTCCGTTCGTTGTAAAAACTAAAAAAGTCTGGTTCAAATATTAATTCTGTTGGTTCATCAGTAAACTTCTGTAAAGCGTGTTCTCTAGATGTAACTAACTCTAAATTTTGCCAGTCTTTGCTCCAGTCAACTATAAATGTTGGTACATCTATATCCAGCTTGTGTGCTAGCCAAACTCTAGTCGTACCATATACTGCATACGTATTGTTATTGAAGCACCAACAAAGTGCTGGATTTCTAAACCCGTTTGATAGAACGTCTGATTCAAACTTGTCATAATAGGGCTTATCTACTCTGTATCTACTTTGTATGGGATGTAACGGTCTGTACTCATTGCGTTTGGGAACATAAACATTTTTAGATAGTGTTTTCCCGTTTATTACACCATAACGTACCTCTGGTATAGTACTGTATCTTTGAGTTCCATGAAATCCCATTTTGTGTCTATAACTGTTATAGATAAAGGGGGCATCAAAGATGATACCCCCTTACTCTGCTAACTAAAACAAGTCTGCGCGTGGTGTAAGGGCCACAACTTTATAAGTTGCAGAGCCCAAATCCACAGCTCCTCCAGTGTTGTTAGCAGCAATTACTTCCACAGTATTTGCTGACGTCACCGTACCAGTCAAAGTCAAATCCGCAGTATCTATAGAGCACGACACCAGAACCATATCTCCCAATGCCGCTCCCGTACATGTTACTGACTGATTGACTTCGTTACCATCAGCGATACTAGCTAGATCCGCTGTAGTTGATGCAGTTGAGACGTTTTCAAATACATCTTGAAACTGTCTGCGTGGCATAATATTCTCCTTAAAAGGGGCACCACAAAGGTGCCCCATAAGTATTAAGCAGGTACGATAAACACAATACCGGCGTCGTTACGAAGCTCGTCAACACCATAAATAGTGTCAGCGGTAAGCAAGTCGGCCAAGAACTCTTGCTTGTATTGAGTTTGCATACGAACACTCATCTGCTCAACCAAGACAAAAGCACTCTTGTGGAAAATCATACCAGCACGGAACGTAGTCGTCCCTCCAGCATCCAACGCCTGCGGACAGTTAGTGGACACATAAACGGGCATGCCGTAAATGTCGCCAACCAAACCGTTACGGATCGTGTTACCACTACCCGTATCGCCCACAAACGCCTGCTCAGTAAACCTAGACAAACCAGTAAGGTTCTTTTTCTCGACTGGCGGAATAACCATGTACCTGTCGGACATGGGTACGTCTGCGTCGTCAAGAGTTTGAATCATCTTACGGATACCGGCATCGGCAAGTGCAGCGCCATTACCGTCAGTTGTGTCAGCCCACTTAGTACTACCATCGGAACCGATAACGGCACCAGTGCTGTTTGTATAAGTTAGAGTTCCCCCCGGAGTATCAACCGAGGACGTATCCTCAGTAGCACCCTGCAAAGAAGTACCCTGAACGTGAATGTGCCAGTCCACCATACGAGCAAGCGCGAAACCAGCATCGTCGGTATAGAACTTACGAAGAGTGTTCAAACCCTGCACGTCAGCCAGATCTTCAATCAAGCGAGAGTATTCAAAATGACGGTCAATAGTTACATTGACTACGCCCTCTACGTTATTGATTAGAGTAACCTGTGTAGCGTGAGCTTTAGCACTGGCAGTGCCCCGAGTAGGTGACGGAATATGAACCGTATCACCTTTCTTACCTTTGTGGTTAATACGCGAAACAAGATTTCCCATTACGAGATTAGTCTTGTAAGCAGCAACAACCTCATCAGACCAGAGTTCGGGGATAAAATTGGCAGCTTCAGTTACGCCAATGGCGTTAGCTGCATTAAAATTAGCCATAATTTATCTCCTAATTATGAGTTCTATTTGACCCGGCCTTCTGCATATGCAGCTACTATATCGTGCTCCATAGCTTCATAACGTGCCGGATCGTGTAATCTGAGGTGCATTAACTCAGATCTTTTATACACCTTCTGACTTGAACCTTGACCCGAGGTACCAGACTCAGTAGAAGCATTTTTCAGTCGGGTTCCCCTATCTTCATTAGCAAGATTTGCTTCAACTTGTAGCGCTTTCTTATGGATATTCCAGTTATCCAGAAGCTCTTTACCGGAATTGTAATCCGCTGAGTTGGCTCGACTTTGTAGGTCCAACCGAACGGGACTTGATGCTACCCATTCTTGAAACTCGGAGGAATTCACGGTGTCATTCCAATCTGGATATTCTGTACTCCATTTAGAAATTGTACTTTGCTGTTCAGCACTTCCTACACGCCCAACGATAGGGGCCAACTTTTCTTCTAGTACCTGCGAAATATACGATTCGGGATCATCATAAAAGTCAGCTTTAGTGGGTGGAGTATTACTGGCATTAGCATTATTAGTTTGGGATATCAATTTATCAGCGAGTCCTCTAAGTTCACCTAACTCCTGTCCTTGCCTTCCATAATCCTTTTCAAGATTCTGGTAGGACCGGATAACATCTTCAAAGCTCTTATCCTTAAACTTATCTGGAACTGTATAGCTTGGCTCGTTATTCGGTACTGTTGCATTTTCAGACTTCTGCGAACTTTGTGTAACGTCTGCAAATTCGTCTCCCAAATTATCTACTATGCGATCTGCCGTACTCATAATTTACCTCCCGCCTTTCGGTTATGGTCACTGGCCTTTCAATGACTTTACTTGTGAAGGAGACAAGTTGTTATAGTCATCTTTAGGTTGTCGTTTTGCTTCTTGTTCGTGTATCCTTACCCATCTGTCCGCAGCGGTAGTGAACGCATCATCTGTTCCGTCTAACTGGGATCTGACAGGGGTCACGATCCTTCTTGCATTACCTCCACAACTTGAACACACGACAGTTTTGTCTCGTTCCAAGAGTGGAGCCAAATCTTCAAAGTCTTGTCCACATCGGTGGCATTCATACTGATAGAGAATCATGTTCAGGTGCTCCTGTTTGATCTTGTTGATATACTGCCTCTATCATCTCGGCGAAGTTGATTATTTTAGCTAGAACGTCTACTTGTCCTTTATAAAAATAAAAACTTTCTTCGTTTCCATTGAATGCTCCGGTCTTAATCTCCTCTAGTGCTTGTCGTTGTTCCTCGACAAATTGTTTCCAACCTTCTCTGTGAAATATGTCAAAGTAGTGCTCGTAATATTTGTCTTCATCTATCTCATACATTTCGCTACCTCATCTAGATAATGGAACATGATTGCGACCTACAGTAGTCGTCGTTCCGTCTGATTATAGCTGTGGTACCTCAACATC